TGCCGGGTGTGCCCGCCGTCGCGCCGGTCGCCGGTAGCGACTCAGGCGGCGGCGCCTCGGTCCAGCCCTCGATCGAGACGAACCCGATCCCGCGCAGCGTTTCGGCGAGGACGCGATCGGTTACGGCGTAGGTTTCTCCCTCGGCATGGGCGACGCCGTTTTCGGTGTGATAGGTGCGCGCGGTGACGTTGATCGATTCGCCGGCCATGACTCCCCCTCTGCAAACCGCGCCTGCTCGAGCGACTCGACCCAGGCCTCCTCGACCTCGATCACGTCGCCCGGCCGCCGGTACGCGCCGTCGAAATACCCGTCCCGCAGGACGGTCATACGTTTAGGCGGCATACGTCGCCACGGTGTACTGCACGACGCCCGTCCGCGCTTTCTTCCAGTTGATAAACCGCTCGGCGCGCAGGCCGACGTAGTTCATCTGCCAGAGGCTTGTCAGCACGACGGTCGCATCGGGTACCGCCATGGGCGCCGAATCCATTTGCAGCGAGGCCTCGCGCGAGACGTCGATCGTGACGCCGCCGTCGTCGGCGTAGAGGATTTGATCGGGCTTGATCAGGGCGACGGTTGTGCCGGCGGCCTGCGAGGCGACGGCCTGGTAGCCCATGATCGTCCCGCCCTGTTGCGCCATGCCAGGGAACAACTGTTGTCCGAGCGGGTTGAGCGCGTTCGTCAGGGCGAGCGCGTTACTCTCCGACAGAATCAAATAGGCGCCGGCCGTCGAGATGTTGAGCGCCGTCATGGCGTTCGCCATGGCCTGAATGTCGGTGCGCGCGTTCGCGGGCGTCGAGCCGGCGGTCGTGATCGGCGTGACGCCGTTGGTCACCGAGCCCGGCGAGACGCCGGCGACGGCGGCGGCGGCCGGGTCAATGAATTGCTGATCCAGGAATTGCGCGATCCCTGCGACCATATCGCGCCGGATCACCGATTCCGCGTCCGGTGACGAATTGCGCGCGAGCTCCTCGGTGATCACGATGATCCCGGCGCACTTGGTGATCCCGAGGGTGACGGTCGCAAACGCGAGTTTGCCGACGGGTTTCGGCGCGCCCTGGCCCACCCACCCATACGTCCCGCCGCCAGTCTGCGCCGCGATCGAGACGTTGAACGGTACCTTCAGAAACGTCGGGATCCGGCCGAGGATCGTCGCCGGCCTGAGGTAGGCGATAAATTCATCGGTGAGCGGCTTGATCGGCGCGAGCGGCCCGGCCCAGGTCGCGTCCGTCGTCGTGCCGGCGGCGACGGCCGCCTTGAGCACGAGCTCGACCTCGGGCGTCGAATCGTGCCAGCGTTTGGCATACTCGACGGCCTGCATCGCGTTGCCCCTCGAGGCCGCGAGCGCCTGGCAGTACCGAATGAACCCGGTCCCGGGCTCGACGTTCGCCTTGACCGAAATCACCGGGCGCGGGTTGGCGATAAACAGGCCGCCGCCCTTCGGCGTCTCGGGCACGGGCACGGCCGCGGCGACTTGCATCCGGTCGAGCTCCCGCCAGCGCACGAGATCCGCGTCGATCTGTTTCACCTGGAGGCCGAGCTCGTCGTGTTCGGTCGCGGCCTCGTCGGTGAGCGTCGCGGCGTCGGCCGCGGCGGTTTCCATGATCTCGGTCATGCGTCCGACGTGCGCGGCGCGCTTGTGCTCGAGGTTCGTGACGTGTTCGCCGGTTGTCGTTTTCGCCATAGCGGATCTCGCTTTCGGTGCCGGCGTCGCCGCCAGCGATTTAACGGTAAGGATCGTGGCGTTCCGGTTCGCCGGGATCGTGACGAGGGACAACTCGAAAATTTCAGTATTCGTGAGGCGCCGGACGCCGCCGGCGAGGTGCTTGACGCCGTCGCCGACGACGCGGTACCCGATCGAGACGCCGGAGAGGATCCCGGCCTTGATCGAATGCCAGGCCTCATCGGTGCGCGTTTTCAGCGCGCCCGGCTCGTCGATCGACGGGATCAGGGCCTCGAAGGTGATCCCGTCCGCGGTTTTCGCGAGGGTGACGGTCCCGACGGGTTGTTTCTGATCGTGGTGAAAGAGGAGCGGGATCGGGTTGCTGAAGGTGACGCCGGCCGGGTCGATGCTATCGCCCTGGCGATCGAGCTCGGGCGTCGAGGCGATCCCGGTGAAATGCCGGCGCGCCGGGTCGACGGCCTTGATCTCGAGCAGCGCGTACGCCCGATCCATTGTTGGCCGTCGAGCTTGCGCGAGGCGCGGCGCCGTGTCGATTTTTAAGTACTTTAATCGCGCCGTCGGCGATCGAGGTCGCGCTCGAGAGCCCGGCGGATCACCGTCGGGACGCTGAGATCGCCGCGGCGGGCCTCGCGACACAAGCGATCGTATTGTTTCGTCGTGAGGCGTACCGAGATCACTTGGGACGAGTCGCCGGCGTCGAGGCGCGGGCGTCCTCGCGGTTTCATCCCATGACCAGCATGTTATACGCCGGTGTCGCCTCTTGCGCGCGCAGGTAGCCGCCGATCGCGAGGAGCAGCGCGTCGATCGCGTCGATCTTGTTCGGCGAGTCGACGCGCTCCTTTTGCGGCAGGATCGTATCGTCGGTGCCCCGCCGCACGACGGCGTTCGAGGCTTGCCACTTCAGGCAGGTGTTCCCGTCGTGCCGAAAGCGGCCATGCTTCACGCGGGCCTCGAGCTCGCGCGCCGGCGGCGTCGTCGACTTCGGGTTCTTTTGCTCCGAGCGCGCCGGATAGCCCGAGTTAAACAACGATCCCATCATCTGCACCGATCCGAATTGGTCGAAGCAAATATCCTTCACGGCGAACCGCGTACAGGCGAGGCGAATGTCGGCCTCGATCCGCGCAAAATCGATCATCGTGCCCGACGTGAGGACGAGCTCGCCGCGCTCGTTCCAGAGGCGATACTCGGGCACGGCCCGCGCCCGCTCGAGCACGACGTCGGCCGGGAGGTAACAGGTGACGAAGGCGACGAGCCGATCCTCGTCCTCGAACACGTACGCGACGGCCGCGAGGTCGTCGAGTTGCGCCAGGTCGGCCCCGATCCAGCACGGGCGCCCGACAAACTGCTCGAGGCGCAGCGCGCGATCCGTGCAGGCCTCCCAATGCGACATACTCAGCCAGGCCGCGCCCGCCGTCGCCCACATCGAGCAGCATTTCACTTTGAATTCGCCCTCGAGGCCGGGCGTCTGTTGCGCGTCGAGACAATACCGCCGCATATAGTCGAGCGTCGGCGTCACGCCGATCAGCGGGTTCGCCTTGATCCAGAGGCGCTCGTCGCGCCAGTCGTCGCCCTCGTCGAGCGTGTAGATCATACCGAGGAGGTGCTCGGCGTCGACGACGCGCTCGAGGATCTTGGTGACGGTCGTCCGCAGGGCGAACCCGATCGAGAGTTGGTTGTACCCCGCCGTCGTCGGGCACAGGAGGAGCGGGTTCGCGCGCGCGCCCTGGGCGCTTTTCAGCACGTCATGGAGCTCGAACGTCTGGGCGTGACTCTCGTCGAGCACGATCAGCGACGGGTTCAGCCCGTCCTGCGTCGAGGCCTTCGCGTTGATCGGGCGCATCCCGCCGATCGTCTGGTGCCCGTCGGGCATCAGGCAGATCGCGTTCACAAACGACCGCAGGCCCTTGCCCCGCAGAAAGGCCGAGCGCGTGATCATCTGTTGCGCGATCCCAAACACGATCCGCGCCTGCGATCCCGTCGTCGCCCCGCAGATCACCGTCGGCCCGGGCTCGTCCTCGGCCAGGAGGTGATACAGCGCGATCCCGGCCATCAGCGTACTTTTCGCGCCCTTGCGCCCGAGCTCCCAATAGAGCGCGGTAAACCGCCGGCGCCGCGGATCCGCCTTCAGGCGCCAGCCAAACAACGTCGACAGCAAAAACACCTGGGCCGGCTCGAGCCGGATCAGCGGCGACGTCCAACGGCCCTCGACGTGCGGGAGGCGCTCGACAAACGCGCAGACGGCCGCCGCCTCGGCCTCGCTCCAGGCATACGGCCAGGCCGGATCGCTCGCCCGCTCGAGGTCGGCCCGTTGCCGTTCGACCGCCAATTTGACCCACTTACACGCCGGAACCGTCCCGGCCGCGATATCGGCCATATAGGCGCGCGCGATCGTGGTGAAGGCCCGAGGTGCGGGCGCCTTCGGTACGCGGTTCCTACGGCGTCCTGGTGCCTTCTCGCCCGGTTCTCGGCCCGGTGCCTGCGTATACCCGCGGGCGTCCTTTTCGGCCTTCGGCACACGCGGGCGTCCCGTTTTGCGTGTCGGGACGGGCTCTAACGCCTCAGCCATTGAATAAACCCTTTAGCGCGTGTACTTTAGCGTGATTGTTAACTCTCG